TTTTTCAATAATAAAATTTAATTGTGTATTACAATTTGGACATAAACGTCTATTGAATAATTCATCTATACTAAATTTTGAATCACAACAATTCATATTAACTAATGTTTTTCTAGGTGATTTTTTTAAATCTTCAAATTCTTCATCAATATCTGTTTCTATATTTACTGTATCAGTAATCTTCTGTGTATTCTTACTCTTATTCTTATTCTTGAATAAAAACATTTGTTATTAATATTAATAAATATATTCTTTATATCATTTGGCGATAGATATTAAATAAATAATATAAAGGAATTATTGTTGAGGAAATTATTAAACAAAATAAATATCTCCGTTTAATTAATTGTAATTCATTATGTTCTTCATCATTAATTCTTATTAATACTGTTTCTGGATGTTGTGCTATTATTACTGTATTATTTTGTTGAGTTTCTTCTTGTTCTTGTATATATGATGTTCGACATAAAGGACATATTGTTTTTTCATTCATACAGGCTAAATAACATTTAATATGAAATTGATTATTGCAACATTTAACAGTTATTATAGATTTATCATCTTTATCAAGATTATTTAAACATATTACACAATCATTCTTTTCTACTTCTTTATTAATTAGATCCATTCTTAATTAATAAGTATTTTAAATATATTTAAACTAAAATTTTATAGAAATAGTATATAATGGGAGCAGGTCACTCAACACCTCCAGATCCAATTCCAGATCCTTCTTTATTTATTAATATTGGATGTGTTGGTTTAGATTCAACTGCATATAATGCTAATGAGTTATCACTCGCACCATTTTTAAGTGTTAATTTTAAAGTACCTCCATATGGTTATTCTTATATGATTGATCGTATTCAAACTATAATGAAACAAATAGTACCTGGATGGTCTCCGATACCTTTGGAAGAATCAATAAATTTTAACTTTAGTGAATTATATAAAGATAGTAATAGTACTAATGCTGGTAGTAAAAATTATAAATTAAAAGATGATAAAAATACTAAAAAAACAACACCAGGCGGTAGTATATATTATTTACAGAATGGATTTAATGAACAACTAAATATGGAAGAAAGATTAAAAAATTTAGCAATTCATTTAAATTACGAATATGATAGTTTTAAAAAAACAAATACACTTTATAATAATAAAGTTGATAATAATAGTGTTTGGGCAAAACTAGGTGGATCATTAAATGGTCAAACAATGGAATATTGGAATACAAAATACGTATATGGTCCTGTTTATTTATTAGCAGCTAAAGATGAAGTAACGCAAGAATTAGATTGTTATTTGTATTTTCCGAGTATGACTAAAGATAGTCGATTATGGCCAAATATGAATTTTTTAGGATTATCACATAATTGGATGTATTTATTATTATATGGATCAGGAACACGTATTCAATGGTGTCATATAAATGATCCAGATACTGGAGGTTGGTATGAATCATCATATCCTTATGGTGATGGAAATAAAGTAATGTCCGGATATCCAGGATTTATAAATCCATGTAAAAATGGATATACTAAATGTAAACAAACATATGGTGATATGCCCTATGATGATCATTTTGGTTTGTTTGGTATATATTATGGTACATCATATCGTTCTGCTGAACAACCAATGCATAATAGATTTATGTTTGGCTGTAAAACAGATAATCCAGATAATCCATATTCATGTCAACAAAGTACACAAGCACATATGGGTATGGGTCTTTATGAAAAAAATAAATCACAGAGCGAATATCCAGTTGCATATTATCATGCATACTCATTACGTTTTACTGATTCACGTATAAGCAGTTATATAAATGATGGACCATATTCTTTGCAATATCTAACACAATCAATGTATAATGGTACTAGTTGTGGATTAGCACAAAATATATTACCGGCTTTTAATAAATTAAATCAAGGATGTGTATCAGGATTAGTTTCACAAAATAATAGATATTTTCTCGTGCTAGGAGCATATAATTTAACATTATATCAAAATAATTATAACAACAATTTAGCAATTAATTGTGCAAATAATTCATTTAGTGGTATGCAAATTATTTCAAATATTAGTTTTAATGGTGGTTATAAATCATATTTAATGATTGAAGAGAATACTATTAATATATATTCATCATCAAGTAGTTCTGGTACGTCATTAGTTGTTAAATCGTTTCCATTTAGTCCCCCTAAATCATCTAAAACATCTACATCATCTAAAACATCTACATCAAAAGAAAATATAAATCAATATACTTTAGTTCTAACAAATGAAGGAAATTTAGAAATATTAGATGTAAATAATTCTGTTGTAGGATTATTTAATGAAATGAAATCAGGTACATATGAACCATATAATAAGAGTCAAGATTATGCACGAAGATTATTACAGTTAAAAACATATTTAATAATTAAAAATATATATATAGATGCACAAATTAATACGGAAAAAACGAATAAATCTAATGAGTCTAGTACAAAAATGATAATTCCTCCATTCAATTCACATATAAATTATATACAACGTATGTATGAATTACTTACATTCTTAGGAAAGACTCAAAAAATAGATAAAAATGCAGCAAATAAATTTCAAGAAAATATAATTATAAAAACAGGTAAAGATATTAATGGCTTAATACCAGCAAATAATGCAAATAATGCAAATGAAGATAATGAAAATAAGTCAGTATTTTCCGGATCATCTCAATTAGGAGGTGATCAATTAGCAAGTGGTAGTAGTGAACCACCAAACCAAACAGATATGGTTACATCCGTAAATACTTCATATAAAAGTAGTATTAAAGCAAAAGAAGGAGCTGAGAATAATAAAGCAAATAACGAAGCAAATATAAATTTACCATTAGAATCTTTACCATCAAATAGTAAAGATAAAGTACAACAACAATATATATCACCTAATAAGGCATCTTCTTTATACTCGTTACAAGATATTAAAGGTACTAATAGTTTGTTTGAGGGTACTCGTACAGAATTACAAGACATATCATATCAAAAACTATCAAATTATCAATTATATCTAAAACAACGATTAGATGCACTTAAAGCATATTTTGAAATTAAAGATAATATAGATAATTTATATAATTAATAATTAATAATTATAATTATTAATTATTAATTATTAATTATTATTTATTATTAAATTAATTATTTTTGCATATAAAGATATTATGTTATTTAATTAGAGAATAAAGTTATGGATGAATCAATAAAATTTGATGAATGGAATATACTTGATATATATTTTAGAGATCATATATATGCATTTAATAAACATCATTTAGATAGTTTTAGACAGTTTATTAAGACGTATATTCCAGAAACAATTAAATCATATAATCCAATTACTATGATTAAATTTGAAGAAAATAGTACTAAAGAAAAAATACGTCTTAATGCATGGGTTGGTGGTCAAGATGGAACTGGTATATATATTGATCGTCCAGTTATATTAGATGATGAAGCAAAACCTATGTTACTCTCTCCTATGGATGCGCGTTTACGTAATTTAACATATTCTACTAAAATCTATGCGGATATTGATTTAATGTATTATAAAGACGGACAATATTTTAAAACAGTTTCATTTCCACATACATTAATTGGTGCGATTCCATTAATGTTACATTCAGATCAATGTATGTTGCATAGTCAAGGATCTAAAGTATTACGTGGTTTAGGTGAATGTCAGATGGATCCAGGTGGTTATTTTATTGTTGATGGTAAAGAAAAAGTAATTATTAGTCAAGAACGTATTACTACAAATCGTCTTTTTGTATCATTATTAAAAGAAGATCCAGATTTTTACTTACGTGGATATATACAATGTACAGGTACAACTGGAGAAACAGCACTTTCGCCACGAACTGTTGAGATTAAATTAATAAATAATTCGTGTTTCTTTCCACGACCAAAGAAAGGTGTTGCAAAACATATTGATGCTGGAACAGAAAATGAGAAAAATTCATTTACATGTGCAAAACCTCGTGTAACTGAGAAATATGAAGATATACAAGGAGCTATACTTGTATCATTACCATCAATTAATGGTATGCTTCCAATGACAACAATATTTCGTGCATTAGGTATTGAATCTGACAAAGATATAATTGAAGCAATTTGTGGTCCAATTGAAAATATACATATATCATTCTTAAATTTCTTACGACCATCACTTGTTCATGGTGCAAGTACTGGTATATTTACAACTGAAGATGCTCATGAAAACTTACGAATGCGTACATATTACAAAAGTATTGATCAAGTTAAATCTATATTGACTATTGATGTATTTCCAAATATTGAAGGATCAATTAAAGAAAAAGCTATATATTTTGGTTATTTAATTTTAACAATTATGAAAACTGCATTAAATATTATGCCACCATCTGATCGTGATAGCTATATATTTAAACGTGTAGATATAAGTGGTATTTTATTAGCACATTTATTTAAAGATACATATGGTAAATTTCGCAAAGAAGTTCGTGATCGTTTTGATTACGAATATAATTATGGACCTGTTAAAAACGAAGGCGGCAAAATAGAGAAATTAGTTGATCAATATAATCTTCATAAAGTGTTCCCAAATAGTATTATTACTGATGTTTTTTCGAAATCACTTAAAGGTATGTGGGGTCCACCATCAGAAGATCCTGAACAAGGACTTGTACAAGATTTATCGCGTATTAGTTATATTGGATTCTTATCGCACTTACGTCGTGTAAATATGCCTCTTGATAGAACTATTAAAATTACTAGTCCCCATCGTTTACATATTCAACAATGGGGTATAATGTGTCCTTTTGAAAGCCCTGATGGAGCTTCAATTGGTTATCTTAAAAACTTTGCTCTTATGACACAAATTACTTCTGGTAGTACTATGAACGTAGTTTCAGAAATTCTTGTCGATGTTGGTGTTAGTCCATTAGCTACAGTATCACATGTTGTTGCTGCATCACCATTAAGTATTAAAGTATTTATTAATGGTATTTGGTATGGTATTACAACTACACCACATATACTCGTTCGTACTTTTAGATTATATCGTCGTAATGGACTTATTAATCCTTTTATTTCAGTTGCATGGAATATTAAAGAAGGTGATATACGTATACAAACTGAACCTGGACGCCCATGTCGTCCACTATTAGTTATTGAAAATGGCACGGTTTTAATTCATAAACCACATTATAATAAAGCTGTAACATCACAATCATGTAGCTGGTTTGATTTACTTTTTGGTGATTTATTAGCACCAAACCAAAAAACAGATGCCAAATATGTAAGTGACGAATTTATTAATCCATATAGTTTACCACAATTTGTTGGCAAAACACACACATACATATTAGATGAATTAGAAAAAACACAAGCGTGTATTGAATACTTAGATATTGAAGAAGAAAATACACTGTTTTTAGCAATGAAAGTTAAAGATATTACTAAATTCCATACACATATTGAAATCCATCCTTCTACGGTATTTAGTGTTGTTACTCATATTGTACCTTTTGCAAATCATAACACTGGTACACGTGTATTATTCCATGCAGCTCAAAGTAAACAAGCACTCGGAATATATACTACTAATTTTAATAAACGTTTTGATACAAATGGTTATATTCATCATTATCCTCAAAAACGTCTTGTTACTACACGTGGATCACATTATAATGGTAATAATTTAATGCCAAATGGAACAAATGTTATTGTCGCTATAGCAACATATACTGGATACAATCAAGAAGATAGTATAATAATTAATAAACAATCTGTGGATCGTGGTTTGTTTCATATTACAGGATATAAAACGATGGTTGCATCTGAAAAAACACTAGGACCAAATGAACGTGTTGTATTTGCAAATCCTATTAAATTACGCGATAATGGTACAAATGTTGATAATATTAAACATGCAAATTATAAATTACTTAACGACGATGGTATTATTAAGAAAGACTCATATGTTCCTCGTGGACAAGAAGCTGCTGTAATTGGTATGGTAAATGTTCGTGAAATTGTTACAGATGAAAAACGCGGTGTATTAGTATATAAGAAAACAGATACACAATATCGCGATGTTTCACTTAAAACAGATGTGCATTATTATGGAAAGATTGATAAAGTATATATTGGAAATCCATCACCAGCAAATACAGATCGTATTTGTAAAGTGAAATTTCGTAAAGTCCGCAGACCAGAACTGGGCGATAAAAGTTGTCTAACACCAGAACATGAAGTATTAACTATAGATGGTTGGAAACTTATAGAAGATATTACTCTCGAAGATAAAGTTTGTACTTTGCAAGATGATGGTAGTTTTAAATATGAAAATCCAATAGATATATTTGTACGCGAATGCAATAATGAAGAAATATATAATCTAAAAAGTCAACAAGTAGATCTAACAGTTACATTAGATCATAATATGTGGGTAAGAAAACGTAATAGTAAGATTTATGAAATTATTAAAGCTAAAGAAATAATAGGTAAAAGAGTATCATATGCAAAAACTGCAGTTAATAATAATGAAGATTATCAACTTATACTACCTGCCGTTGAAAAATGTACAGAACAAATATTAAATATGGAATACTTCTTGGAATTTTTTGGTTATTGGATATCTGACGGTTGGGCTCGTATTACTAAACGACAGAGACCTAATAGAAAAACTAAAACGATTGATTATATAATAGAAATTTGTCAAGTAAAACAAGAAGATAGAGAAAGACTTATAGAATTAATTAAATTATTAGGATATACCCCAACACTTCACGGTAATCATATTATACAAGTTATTAATAGACAATTATGTGAATTATTAACACCATTAAGTGTATATGCGCCAAATAAATATTTACCAGAATGGGTATGGAAATTAAGTAAAAATCAATGTCGTCACTTATATGAAGGATTAAAACGAGGAGATGGAAGCGTTGGTTCTTCAGGTCAAGAAACATATTATACTAGTTCACGTAAATTAGCAAATGATGTACAAAGATTAGCACTTCATTGTGAATGGTCTGGAAATATAACAACTTCTAGAAAAGCGGGGTATGTATCAATAATAAAAGGACGACAAATTATAAGTAAATATGATTCACTTGCAGTTAATATAGTTAAATCAAAGAATAATCCAACAGTTAATCATGGACATGTTAAATCACAAAATGGTCAATCTGAAGAAATTATTAATTATACTGGAAAAGTGTATTGTATAGAAGTTCCCTCGCATGTATTTTATGTTCGTAAAAATAATAAACCTGTATGGACTGGTAATTGCTCCGCGCACGGACAAAAGGGCGTATTTGGTATGATCTTACCGCAAAAAGATATGCCTTTTTCCAAAAATGGAATTGTTCCAGATTTAATTATTAATCCTCATGCAATTCCTACACGTATGACAATTGGACATATTGTTGAAACTATTATGGCAAAAGTATGTTGTATGCAAGGTGTTATTGGTGATGGTACTGTTTTTATTCCACTTGATCAAGAAGAATTATATGATAATTTAGAAGCAGAAAATTTCAATCGACATGGAAATGAAATATTATATAATGGTCGCACTGGGCAGCAAATAGAAACTGAAATATTTATAGGACCAATTTACTATTATCGTCTTAAACATATGGTTGCTGATAAAATACATGCACGAGGAACTGGTGCAAAAGTGCAATTAACACATCAACCTACTTCAGGACGTAGTGCTGGTGGTGGTTTACGTATAGGTGAAATGGAACGTGATTCATTATTATGTCATGGACTTGCTCAGTTTTCTAAAGAATGTATGATGGAAAAATCTGATAAATATAAATGGGCAGTATGTCGTCATTGTGGTACAATAGCTAATTATAATCCAGCTCGTTCAATATTTAATTGTAGTTCATGTAATAAAACTGAACTTGCTGTAGTTGAAACACCATATTCATTTAAATTATTAATTCAAGAAATGGAAGCTATGGGAATAAGTATAAGATTAACTGCAGATGCACGTGAAGATATGATACAGTTATTAACAGATATAGATGTTGATATTGATAATATTAATGTAGTAGATGATCCAGAACCATCATCATATAGTTTTGAAAATCAAGAACGTGAACAACAAGAACTAGAAGAATCATTAAGTGCTGAAGTAGATGATTTAGAAAATGTACATAGTGCAACAACTGATACACAATCAGAAATAATGGATGGTGGCACTAATGGCTTACAATTTGATACTAATAGCGTTGCTTCATTAGATGAAAGTTATATTAGTGATGATAACAATAGTTTTATAGGTGGTACAGGAAGTAGTGAACTTGACTTTGGTGATTTTATTAACACTAACGCTAATACAAATATTAATACAAATCAAGAATTAGATACCAATATAGATAATTTTGTAGGACCAAATAATACACTATTACAACAACAATTACAACCACAATCGCAATCAATACAAAATACACAACCTATTGGATTAACTGGTGGTATGAAAATTAATAATTCAGATATTAAAGTGATAGAAGTTAAAATGCCAAATATGAATGATCAATTTAAATCAAAACATATAAATGATAATAAAGAAGATGAAGATAAAAATGAACATAAAATAGATAATCAAGATAATAGTGATAATGATGATTTTTTTAATGATAATGATGAATAAAATATTAGTATAATTATTTTTTATAACTTATTGATAGTAGATCGAATATGGGAGTATTGGAAATTATTATAACAATATTAGTAATTCTAGGATTAATTGGTATAATAATATATTTTGTATATGTATATTTACGAGATAAAGAAAATATAGAATCGCAAATATCGGATGTAATGTCTACATCAAGTAAAAATATTAAAAATGAAAAAACTGATCGTCTTTCAAATATTAAATATGTTGTAGATCAAGTTAATAATGTAAATAGTGATATTTCTACACAATTTACTTCAAGTAATGTTTTATTTAAAAAATCTATAGACGAAGAAAAAGCACGTATAACATCTAATCTTGCATTACAAAATGAAAATGATAAAAAGTTATTTGGTAGTGTTAGTAATGTAGAATCAAATGTAAGCATACATACTAAAAATATAAATGATATGAATGCTGGATTTGGTAACTATATAACATTTGGAAATCCAGCAGGAACAAATAGTTATAACTTATTAAACCTTCCAAGTTCACCTCCACCAAATATGAATTTAATGAAACAAGTCAATTTAGTAATGGGATTAACCGCACAAAATTTAAATTCAGGAATTGGTTCTAATATTAGTTTCTGTTATGGACCAGGTGCAACAAATTGTACATCGTTTCCAGATTCAGATGGAAATACAGTTATTGCCGCACCATTACCAAATAGTTCCAAAGCTCAAGGATTCTCAGGTATTATAAAATTAAATGCAAGTACAACTATTAATGGTCCACTAAAAATATGTAATCAACAAAATAATGATGTATGTGCTTCAATAACTGTTGATACAACCGGTAATGTATTAATTAGTGATAATAGTACTTCATTTAATAATAAAGTATTAAATTTTAATGATAATAGTAAAGTTAAATGGCAATCAAATTTACCTACAACCAATCCTAATAATATATATTAAACTATATCTGTATAATATAATAGAGTATGACAAAAATAATTAATACTATTAAGAAGTCATTTGTTTATATTGTTGGATTTATATTATTTATTATTGCAATGTATGTAATGTTAATACCACCAAATTCTAAATTAATAAATAATAAAAACGGATTAGTTGAAGCATTTACGGGTTTTCCAAATTATATGACATCAGTATATGATAAAATAACTAAAGTAACAAATTCTAGTATGGATTCAATCACTGCATATCGTAATATAGTTGGACAAAATTTAAATAATGTTTCAGTATTTGATACATATTTAAAGAGTAATATAACAATAATGCCTGATAACAACAAAGCATTAGTATTATCAAGATGTTATCAAATGCCTTTTAATACAGAATTTATAAAACAAATTAATAGTAATAAAGATATTAATCCTGGGATATTTTATTCATATACTGAAAGATATGATTGTCCACAGATTACAGATTTTGGTGATATAATTAGAAAAAAAATTGTACCGTCAATTAATCTATTTAGTCAAACACTTACAAATAATTCTATAAGTACTGATAATTCAATAAATAAAAATATACTATCTAATAAAAATATTAATATTGATGGTGATATATATGTGCTAGTATTACAATACCCAATATTTAAAGATAATTCAACAGATCCAGAAACAAATATTACAATTAATTCTTCAATATTACCACAATCAAAAAGTAATCCAAATTCAGATGCAACATATTATAGTCCTTCATATATTGCGCCAATTTCTAATAGAGAAAAATCAAAGAAATTAACTGTAACAACTACTCCAATAGATTATCTAATTTTTATTATTTACGATGATTATCTAAATGGACCTATAAATTCAAGTAGTAATATTAAAAAAAATGTGAATAGTAAATTCTCAAATACATTAAAACAAACATTAGATAAAACATCTTTATCAACTGCAGAACAATGTTTTATTGGTGGTATGGGAGCTGGTGGATTAAATTATATTGGTGGATGTGCAAGTCTTGGTGGTGTAATAGCACCAAATAATGCCCCTTTTTGTGAAAGTCAAATACCAGGTGATGAGTCACCATGGTCATATTTAATACTTTATACTGTTAATAAAAAAGAATTAGGACAATCATCTTCAGCAATGTAATAATTACATATTAAATTTTTGAATTAAATTTTATATTAATCTTCATCTGAATCAATAAATTGAGCCATATTTTGTGTTTTAATTGGTTCGGCATTTGGTGTTTTTCTAACATATTTATTTGTTTTTACTGGAAGTGCATCTATTCCTGCATTACGCATGGTTATAACTTCATTCCAGAAATTTGTAATTTGTGGAATTAATTCAGCCCATACTTCTTCATTAAAATATACACGTTTAATAATAATTTTATTAAGCTTCCATGGTAATATTAAACATTGTGTATTTTTTGTTGAACGTATATATGTTGCCCAAGTAATACATTGTTGTGATGTTAAATATGGTGGACTATACATATGTTGACGATTATTTGTTTCATCAAAATATTCTACAATTACACCATGATCATTAATACTACTAACTATTTCTATATCATTTATATAATCTTCAATACATTTGTAATTAAAGTATATTTCAGCATCTACAAAGTCACATTCGCTAATATTACAAACTGCCATTTGTCCTTGCATTTGAATCATATATTCGTATGGTATATTTCCGTCTACACGTCGTCGATAGGGCGTCTTAATTTCAACCATAATTCCAAGTTCATTAATACCATCAGGAGATGCACCAAAGCAATTAATTGTTGGATGCGGAATCATACCAAAGTTATGAATTGTAATATTATTAAGGCGTTGTGAATAACAACGTGCTGTCATATCTTCAAGAATGATTCCATGACGTAACGGTGGACTAGAATGTGAGTCAAATGGTTTATCCAATTCAGGAAATGCTTTACTTTTAAGAAGATCTGCTTTAGAAGAAAATTTACCTTTACCTAGTGCTTGAGCAACTGCGCTAGCTGTTAAGCGATTTTTACGTAATTCATACCATTCAGGAGAACGTTGAGCAACTTGTGACTGATTTAATAATTCATACAGTTTAGCACGATTATTATTAATAATTTGTAGGCGTTTATTAATAATGTCAAGTAGTTGTTGCTCTAGTATTTGTGGTTGATTTAAACTATTATTATTTTGAAATATTTCATATATATATCCTGCAACATTATTTTCTGGTACATTTAATACATTTGTATATTTAATTAATTGCCATACAATACTATCAATTTTATTATAAATAGACGTTTCATTTATAATTACTGTGAATTCATTTCTCATTATAACAATAATATATAATATATTGTTATTAGCTTATAAATATAATAGTATATAATCTTATCATTTTTTATAGATTTAATAGTTTTTATATAATCGTATACATGCAATTAACCATGGTATAATAAATATTATATGAATGTTATTATCAATATTTTCTTTAGTTACATTAAAATTTAAATATTGTAATGTATCTGAAATAAATGCATTTGATTGTTCTTGTTTTTCATCACGTAGCATACATTCTAATTTTGTTAAAACACAATTATTATTATCAATTAACCAATTTAAAAATACAAGTGGCAAAATCATTAGATAATATAGTAAATATTTTCTAGGTAACATAAAACCAAAAAGCAATATAATTATTCCAATTATATGAATTAATAATATTATATTTGCAAAAATATTTGCACAATATACATGATTCATCTTATATAAGAAATTAGATAATTTATATTATATAATATTTTAAATGCAAGAATTAAGATTCGTAATGTCAATGAATTTACTAATGAATTCAATATTACTATTAAAATCATGTAGTATAGAAACAAAATTATATAGTATATCATCTGATATTTTTACACTAAAGTTACGATGTTCAAAGAATAACAGTTAATTCACTGTTTTTAGTTATAGTACCATCAAGTGTATAATTTAATGAAAATGCTTTTAATTGTACACCAGCTTCTTGTGCTTCTTTAACTGCAGTATTATAAATTGGATCGGTGCGATTTATTTTTAGTCCACAGCAATCATTTCGAGGGACCATATATAATAATACACATGCTTCAGTAGTTTCATCTGAAAGTAATTCTTTGAGTGTATTTGCATGTTTTACAGCACGTGGTGAAATTGTATCTGTAATTTTTTTACGATAACCTTCAGGAAATATTGCATGTCGTGTGCTTTGTGGTAGTGTTAACTCAACACTAACTGGTGCTGTTTTAACTTCTACATAAATCTTTTTATTATTTGGAAGGGTTCCAACGTAATCAATACGTGTTTCGTCGTTTATTTTTACTTCACTTTTCCATGTTGCAATAGTTGAGATTTCTTGTAATAATGCACGCGATGCATGTTGTGAAATCATTGGATGAATACCAACATAATATACAATATCATTCCCAGTGTCATTAATAGTGTCTTTACATTCTGCAATTTGTACAGTATAAGCCGTTTTAGATTTAGACCCATCTTTAGCTGCAACAACATAAACAATGCGATCACGTTCAACAAGACCACAACATCCCAGTGATGGAGTATGACATAATGCAACTGTCCCATCTTCAAATTGAATGTCTGCAACATATGGACTTTTGATTGATGCAGATGGACGTTTTACTACAGTGGCACGGATAAGTTGTCCTGGTATAGTGTATAACATATTTACAAAAATAATATTATTAATAATCTTACTTCATTTTTTACATTTATTCAGATGAGTCTTTTTTCTTACGTGTACGCTTAGGTTTTTCTACTATTTCACCAGATTCAATAGCAGCAGCTTTTTCTGCAGCACGTGTAGCTTTAGCAGTAGCTTTAACTTCTAGAAATGCATTAGTTTCAACTGTTTTAGATTTTAATAATATATCAAGTTTTGACTCAAATAAATCCATCTTTAGTTACTTAGTTACTATAATAAATAATAGATATAATCATTAAATCAATTTTTATTTTAACAATTAACACATGGTATTTCAATAAGATTTACTACTTCTTCTCCAGTTTCTTGTGTAACTATTTCGACAACTTGTATTCTATTTGTATTAAATGCACGTGATAATGCAGCATCTACGAAAAATAGTTTATTATTTGATACACTTGTTATACGCTCTACAATATTATGTCCAATAAACATCCCTTGACATTGTGTTTGATTTAATATTTGCCGAAGTACATTATCAAATATTAGCTCAATACTTGGATTATTTTGCATATTCATTAATAAATGCATATAAAACCGCGTCCATAATATACCGTTATCACTAATAATAATATTTTGTAATATTTTAATCTCTTCAGAACTTAAGTCTTGATTTAATATAAATTTGCGAAATATAATATTAATTTTATTTAAATCAATATTACCATATATTTGTTGTAATAATTCTAAATGATCTGGTAATATTCCACCGTGGCAAAATAAGAATTTACCAATTTTAACAACAATATT